CATCGGCAATCATGACGGCTTGGCTGGATGACTGCATCGCGAAAGGTGAGTCGTTCAACATGTATACGCACATTATGCGAACCACGCCGGGGTCATCAATCGAGACATCGTTCGCGGAATACTCCGCGTTTCTGGCCAACGTCGCAGACCGATATTACAACGGGCTGATTGATGTTGTGACGCCTAGCGAGTTTCTGGCCACGGTCTTTAACTATCCGGCGGTCGCATGACCATCACCCCCACGTCTCAGGTGTAGGAGAGCAGAGATGCTAACCACCGCACTCATTGCGACTGGCATCGTAGGCGGTGGACAGCATCACCCCCTGCTGGGCGAGTTCCGCCTGCGCTATCCCGCGTTTGCTGCCGTATCCGATCAGATCATCGTCTATTGGATGAACGACGCTGACCGGCTCGGCATCGCGGGATGGGATGATCTCGACCAATCACCCGCACGGATGCTGTACGCCGCACACAACATCGTCGTGAGCGGTGCGCTGGGTGCGTCGTCGGGCGACGCGATCCCGGCCGGCGTGACGCGCTTCAAAAGCGGAGGAATGGATGTGGCCATTTCCGAGCAGGCGGCAAACGCCAGCTTCAACGGTGGCTATGGCTCGACCAGCTACGGACAGCAGCTACAGGTGATCATCCGACGAAATGTGGGCGGGCCGCGTCTCGTTGGCTATGTCGAGCCGGTATACCCCTGCTGGTGAACATCCCCGCCGCCTTCGCCAACATCGCCACCGCGCTCAGCAATGCCGGGCTAGGGCCGTACAAGCCCGCTACGGCATCATGGCCGGGTCAAGCCGTCATGGATGCTGGCGGATCAATCGCGACGCCTGGCAAGCCTGTGTCGGTGTCCTGCATGGTACAGAAGGATGTAGCGACCGAAGCCATGCGCGGGGAAGCCGGGTTCGTGCAGACGGACGTGGCGCTGTACGTGCTGGTGTCGGGTGTGTCGCGACCGATCGACAGCGATGCGACGATCACGCGTGAGGACGAGACGTTTGCGGTTCAGTCGGTGGTGCTTGATCCGATGGCTACGCACTGGGCTTGCCGGGGGCGGGCCGTTGGTTAGGATCAGGGGCGCAAAGGAGCACAGCCGTAAGCTACAGCGCATCCAGGGGCAGGGCGCAGCTCGCTTCGTCGGGCAAGCGCTGTTCGTGGCTGGCGAGACGATCGCGGTGGAGGCGCAGATCAGCATCACCCAGGGTGCGGTGTCCGGCAAAGGCCATGTCGCCAGCCTCCCCGGTGAGGCTCCCAACGCTGACACTCATCGCCTCGCGGACAATATCGAAGTAGTGCAGCCTGCTCCGTTGCGTGTCGAAGTCAGCTCGAATGCGCCGTACTCGGCCGCGCTAGAGTTTGGCACGAGCCGTATGGCCGAACGCCCGTTCATGCGCCCGGCTGTCGCCAAGAAGCGCAAAGAGGTCGTGGCGCTAATCGAGAAGGCTATCCAGCACGCTATTCGGAACGCCGACAATGGATGATCTGCTAGCGATCCGCCGGGCCATTCTAACCGCTTTGGCCGATGACGCCGCAATCACCGCGCTGGTGCCGGCCGCACGCATCTATCCGCAGGCCGCGCCCGTACCTGCTCCCGCATGGCCGTTCATCATCTACGGCGCACCTACAGGCGTTCCGATCCGCGCTGCGTGCGTGCGCGGCACTGAGGTGACGGTTGCTATTCACAGCTTCGCTCTGCCTCGCAAGGAAGGCGCGCAAACGGTAGAGACGGCAGAGGACTATGCATCTCGCATCGGCCGCGCTGTAGTGCTCGCGCTGGACGGGAAGCGGATTGACTTAGAGCGAGGCTATGTGTCGCTGCTTTTCACCGGCTCGCAGCTCCTAATTGACGGTGGCGAGAAGGATGCCTTCCATCACATCGCGAACCTACGTGCCCGGGCTATTACGTCGTAGTCACGTCCGCTATATTGGCACAATGGACGCGCCAGGAACCTATGCGGAAGGCATGGCACAAGCAACGCTGACCCTGCTGATTCGTGCAGGCGTGCTTGAGAATGGCGCGGTTGAGGCGTTGGCTGACGAGATGGATCGCCGCGGTTCATGGGAAAGTGAGCCGGACGCTAAAGACGCATTCCGCGAGGTGGCGCATGGGCTGCGTGTGGCCGCTCTCCATGGAGGTAACGAAGCGCCGCTGGTCGACCCCGCCGTAGAGCATCGTGCGCAGTTTGAGCGCGACCAGATACGACGACGCACGGCGCGTATGGAGCAGGACCGATGAAGGCTCCTTTGTTGTTGATATTGCTGACTGCCGTTACCGCCTGTTCAGACCCTGAGCTAGACAAATGCGAGGCAGAAATAAAGGCAACGCTTAAGGCCCCATCCACCTACAAGCTAATCAGCTACGACAAAAAGACGATGCTGCTTGAATATGATGCAGCCAATCCGATGGGCGTTCCATTAAGAATGCGCGGCAAATGTCTATATGGCAATTGGTTTGCAAGGTCTTAATCTTCTAGGATGTAAAACCTTCACCGATACCAGCCAGATATTCGCGCGCGATCGGGACTGCATCGCGATCAATGCGATCAACTCCCGGCCTTGAAAGCAGCTCGACCATATAGCTGTTCATTAGATCAAGAGTGTGCGGTGCTACCTTTTGCAACTCGGTAACGAGCGCTAACAAAATAAGTCGGGTTGCGCGTAGCTCTGCGGCTAGTTCATCAGCATCCATAAGACCGGCCTCATCTAATTGGGGGCGCGCTTATGATGGCGGTAAAGAAAATACTTCGCAAGCCTTAGCCTTCGGTAAACTCCCGGAGGCCTGAATGTCGTATCCAACTGAAATCGACGCGGCGATCATCTACTCGGTCACTGGCACCGGTGGGTCTGCCACTCGCACCGTAATGTGCGGGATCGAGAACGTCACGATCAATGAAGTGGCAAACACCCGCGACCGCACGCGCCGTGATTGCGCGAAGCCTGGCCAAATTCCGCGGCGCAGCGTCGTCGTCACGAGCTTGCAGTGGGATGTGACCGGCTCGGGTGTGTCCAATGCCGACAATCAGACTTCGCTCAAGGGCCTGCTTGGTCTGCACCAGGCGTATGAGATCGATGCCATTCAGTACGATGGTACCGATGAAGGCACGCTGCTTGGCACCTTCGCCGGTACGGGCGTGCTGACCGCCAAAAACCTGAACCTCCAGCGCGACAACGACAGCGGCTCCGAGGTCACGATCGCGGGCGAGGGCGACCTTGTGTGGACCGCAGCCGCGTGACACCCACTACCGCGCTAGAGCTTGAGTTTGCCGATGGCGTTTACTTGTTCGACCTCAAGCTACCACAGTTAGCCGAGTTACAGGAAAAGCGCGGGGTCGGCGTTTTCGCGCTCTACGGCCGGGTGGTAAAGGGCCGCTACATTCTTGGTGGCGAGACGATCGGTGCGCCAGCCGAGGGCGAGGCGTTTGCAGAAGACATCTTCGAGACTATCCGCCTTGCGCTGATCGGCGGTGGCAAGGGCGAGGTAGACGGGCAGGAGGTCACGGTATCTGCTGCGCGCGCTAGGTCGCTTGTCGAGCGCTACTGCCATGATGCGCCGCTGCGTGAGCCGTGGGCGCTTGCTGCTGCCATTTTAGGCGCACGTGTCGAAGGATATACGCCGCCAAAAAAAGCCGAGCCGGCGGATCAGCCGGCGACAGCGACCAGCGTATAGATTTCGCTCAGGTTGCATCCAATTGCACCACGATGGGCGTCGATTGGAACGTTCTTACGTGGTGGGAATACCAGGCGCGGCTGTGGTGGTGGAATAACGCAAACGACAGTGGCCGTGCTCCTGCCGATGCCGTGCGGCTATCTCGATTGATGGAGGCTCGTGTTGGCCACTGCTGAAACTGTCGTTGTTGAGTTGTTCGCGAAAACGGATGGCTATGATGCCGCGATCCGAGGCGCAGCCAACACCAGCAACACCAGCTTCTCCAAGATTGAGCAGTCTGCATCGCGTGCGGAAGCGACGGTTGTTCGGTCGGCGGGTCAGATGGCTAATGGCACCCGAAATTTCGGGCGGCAGGTGGCCGATGTTGGCGCGCAGGTATCGGGTGGCCAATCTCCATTTCTTATCGCCGCACAGCAGCTTCCGCAGCTTGCCGAAGCAATCTCTGATATGGGCGGTCGGGCTGCTACCGTGGCCGCGTTTTTCACTGGTCCTTTCGGAGCGTCTATTCTGGCGGCTGGGTCGGTGCTTGGCGTACTGGTCAGCAAGGCTCTTGAAGGTGGCGAGAGCATTGAAAGCTTGGTCGACAAGCTCCGAAAGAATGAGCAGCAGGCGCAGCGTACCGCGCAGGCCGAGAAGATATTTGCTGGATCGCTTGAAGGTGTGGAGAAAGCTCTACGTGAAAACAAGAATGCCCTTGACGAGGCAAACGCGGCTGAACGAACAGCCGGAGAGCGCGCGCAGCAAAGGGCGCAAGCTCAGCTAGCTAGGCTTGCTACTATTCAAGCTACGACTCGCGCCCTTTTAGAACAGGCAATTGCTGAAGCCGAGCTTGATCGGCGTCGGTCTAGCGCGTCAGGGCCAAGGGGTGATCTAGCCGCATTATCAGCGGTGCAAAGCAGCGATGCGGTAGAACAGCTACGCGCTCGTTTGGCTCGCATCACCACAGACCAAGCCGTCGCACAGCGTGAACTTAACAACTCGTTGCGTGCTCAGGTAGTCGAGTACAGCGCACTGTCAAAGACGGACGTGATCAACAAGTTTTACGATCGCGCTATTCGTAAGACGCGCGAAGAAGCTGACGCCAACAACACGTCTGCTAAGGCGCTACGTGGCAAGGTGGACGCGCTCAACTCCGAACGCCGTGCGCGATTGGATGCCGAGAAGGAGGCAGGCAGGCCAACCAAGCGCTTTAACCAGATCGGCCGATCAGTCGACCTGGACGAAGCCAAGGACATCGCGCGCAGCGTAGGCGGTACCGTCACTAGCGGCTTCCGGTCATTCGACAAACAGGCACAGCTATACGCCGCCTACAAGGCAGGCAGGGGGCCGCTGGCGGCAAAGCCTGGCAACAGCAACCACGAGCTAGGCCAGGCCATTGACGTGGCAAAGCAGGACGGCGTGACGCTCAAGAAGCTAGTCGACGCTTTCCGTGAGCGTGGCGTGCGCGTGACAGAGGCGCTGGATGAAGGCCGGCACTTCCACATCGCCTTCGCCAAGAACGCGGCTGACACGGCCAAGGATCGGTCAGCCGCTGCCGAGATCAAGCGTATCAACGACTTGCTTGCGGACATCACGCCCAACGTCGACAAGGCATTGGACTCGCTATCTCGCATTCGTGCCGAGCGGCCGGATAGCGCCGGCATCCTTGGTCGCGAGGGTGTCGACTTCGCTGATCCGTTCGGTGGTGTGGAGGAATACGACGCTGCTATCAGGGCGGAAGGCAAGGCGCGTGAGCATGAGCTAAACCGCTTACAGCGCAAGCAGCAGGACGATATCTACAGCCTCGCCAACCTGTACGAGGGCGCGTTCAATGGCGGCGTGAACGGTATCTGGGACAACTTCAAGCGCGAGGGTATCCGCACGATCGCGCTGGTGTTGGCGCAGCTCACGCTTGGCAAGTCGTTGAGCGAGTCCTTGGCAGGCGCGTCTAGCGCGGGTGGCGGATCGGGCATTGGTGCGATCATCAATGCAGTCGGTACGGCGTTCGGCGGGCGGGCATCGGGCGGTTACGTTCCGGCTGGCGGTATCGTGCGGGTCAATGAGGGGCGCGGTCCTGGCGTAGAGCTTCTACGCATGGGGTCGAATGGCGGCACGGTCATTCCGCTCGGGCAGGCAGCAGCGCCCGCACGAGGGGGTGCTACGACGATCGTTCAGCAGTTCACGCTAGACGCCCGCTACGGCATCACCACGCCACAGCTTCTTGAGTCCGTAAACCAGGCAATGGACCAGAAAGCGCGGGAAGCTGGCGAGGCGGCGTATCGCGGTGCTGTTCGTGACGCTCCGGTTCGCGCGGCACAGCAGCGCCCCCTCAAGCAGTAACGGCGGTAGAGCAGACGCAGCTAGAGACTAGCGTTCCCGCATGGCGACGCGGCTGTTCCATCCCTGCCAGTTCCAGTTTGCCGATCAGGACATTCGCGTTGACGCTGTAGCCATCTCAGGCGGCACATCGCTGTCTGGCTATGAGGATGTAATCCGCACCGATGGCGGTGGTTTCTGGCGCGCTGATTTCAACGGTGCTGACTTCGGTGATCGCAGCGACGAGGGGCGAGCAGAGACGCTGGCGTGGCGCGCGCTGAACGCCGGAATGCAGGGCGGCTCTGTAGCGGTCGTGGTGGCGTTCTGTGACCGATTGCACCAGCCTGTCGGTGATCGCGCTTACGTTCCGCATAGTGATGACAGCCCGTTTAGCGATGACACGCTGTATGCTTCTAGCGGCGCCACCTCGCGTGTGCTGGCCATCCGTAACGGTCAGGCAGGTGGCAACCGCGCTACCGTGCTCGACATCAGTTGCGCCGGGCAACGCGACCTGATTGGCGGGGAGCGCTTTACCTACTTCGGCGCGAACGGTTGGGGCGAGCGCGCGGCAGAAATCTACAACATCGAAGATATTGAAGGCGGCAAGCGCATCACGTTCAGTCCGCCGATCCGAGGCGGCATTGCAATAGGGGATCCGCTCGACTTTGACGACGTGCGCTGCCTCATGCGTCGTACCTCGCAGCCGTCCAATGCGCTCAACATGGGTGCATTCTCGTCTGGTAGCATCTCGTTTCAGGAAGACATGCGCCCGCCGGTGGTGGCGTGAACCGGAACGTCCTGCTTCGCATCGGCACGGCTGATCCGGGCCGGTTGTGGTCGGGTGATGGCGATCTGTTCCTGCCAGCCGACGACATCG